CTTTGACAAATTTATCAAAGTTTGGCTGATATACTGTGAACAACTTTTTCATAATCTTTCTCCTCAATTTTGATTATATTAATATAATATACCAAAATCAAGACAATGTACACAAAAAAGTGCACAGAAAGTGAAAAAAGTTTTGTTTAAAATCAATAACTTAGAAATTTTTTAATTAAAGGAAACACTGGTTCCAAAGCTTTGCCACAAGCTACAGCAACTTCACGATGTTCTTTCTGAGTCTCAATACTCGATCGAATATCAATGTAATGCATCCAAGATCGAATAGTTCCGTTCATATACAGACGTGACTCTGTAGTGCCTTCAGGTAATACTGCTCGAGCTTGTTCTTTGGCAATACCATTATCGATCGCCCAAATATAAGTCTCTTTTGCTGCGAGAGAAACTTCAGATTGTCGTTTCAACCATTCAAGTTTGAGATTAATATCATCTGTCTCGATACTATTTTGTCTATTCTTTTCATCTTGTAATCGAGCTTCTCTGAAATTATTGATAGCTAAATCTTTAGTTGGATCAGCATATCTTTGAGAGAACTCTTGAAATGAGAATGACCTATGTCTTAGAATCTGACGAGCGATATCACGAGTCGTTTCAATTTCTAGGCAAGCAGAAACCATCTCAAATGGTGACCAGTGACGGTGCTTTTCGAGATAGGCAAGTAACCTTTCTGACGTTTCAGAGTTAAGTTGGTTCGATGGATTGGAGACACGGGCGCAATACGCCACGAGCTCCTGCATGTTGTCACCGACATAGAGTTCCTCCGGTGGTTGACTATATGAGATAAGTCTTACTTTCATTTTTTATTACTCGTTACGTTGCGGCCAAACCAGGTACTTCCTAGAATGCAAGTGGCTAACCATGTTTGAAATGAGTATCCAATTCCAAAACTAAATAGAGTATTAAGACTCCATATAATGGCAAATGGTATACTGATGATTAATATTACAGCAGTAATAATCAGTGAAATATTAAAAGTGTTCATAATTTAAAGTCTCCAAATTTTTCTTGAGATACTCTTTCACCAGATCGAGAACTATCAAAGACCGGAGTATCATCAACTAATGTTTGATCGGATTCTTCGACGTCGTATAATCGCATTTTAGATCGATCAACACCGACAACAAATCGTTTATGGAATGTTGGATCATTGTAACGATTCTTTAATTGTTTAACCATGATCTGACCGTCTCTTTCAAGTTCTTCGGTAGAGATCAAAGCAAACATTAGATCAGCGGTCGCGGGTAATCCAAAAGACTCGGACGTATCTTCAAGCCCAACATCTGAGTTACCATAACCAGAACGAGTCGTTTGCGTTGCAGAGAAGACCGGTACGTCGAACTCGACCGCAAGACCACGTAACTCTTCAGCAATTGCCTTAACGTAAGTGTATGAGTTGATTGCACCACCCATTCCTTTCATTCTACTTGAAGCACAGATATTCAGATAATCAATAAAGATAACATCTGGAACAAATTGCTTTTTGAGTTTAAGTTCATTCAACAGAGCTCTGAAATGACCAGAATGAGCAGATCCAGTTGGATACTCTTTAACTACCAAACGACCAGTTGTCTTACGAGCCAAGTTCTTGACTTTCTCGGTAAACATATCTTTTGATTGATTAGCCAGCTGGTCAATTGGTATATTCAACAAGTTAGCATCGATTCTTTCAGCGATACGTTCTTCGGCCATTTCCATCGTAATATAGAGAACGTTGTTACCAGCTACAAGACTTGATGCTGCAACATGACACATGAATAAAGACTTACCGACACCAGTACCAGCCAAAGCAATATTGAGAGTCTTGTTTGGTACACCACCCTTTGTAATCTTGTTGAAATAATCTAGATCAAATGGGATGCGATCTTCTTCGGTATTATAGAACTCCCAACGTTGTTCAGCGTTATCAATATAGTCGTGGCCGACATTCGTGTCAAATGCCACACTCAAAGCTTTGGTCAAGAGATCTGGTAAAGCATTCTTTGTGAGAGACTCATGTTTGCCATCAATAATACTAATGGATTCCATGATTGAATTATAGATAGCTCGATCTTGACACCACTTTTCAGTATTGTCAAGTAACCAATCTTCATCAATCTTTTCATGAGTAAAGAGCTGTGGAACAATTTCCATAGCCATAGTGTATTGGTCACCTTGCAAATTTGAATCGTTAAGTTCAATTTGCAAAGTTTCTTGTGTTGGAAGCCGATTATACTTTGCTACGTATTTGCCGGCTTCTTTGAAGAGTGTTTTATAGACTCCTTGAAAATAATCTGGCTTGATAAACGGAAGAACTTTCCGCATATACTTTTCATCAGTCAGAAGATTTCGAAGGATAGTCTGTTCAATGTTTGCTTGCATATGTTATTATACCATAATATAGAGTAAAAGTAAATCAATTATCTTCAATTATTTCAACATCTTTAAATACTTCTTCGTATTGTACAGTCTCTCCGGTTTCACGATCTTTTAATTCATAATGACCTTCAGTGAGACATGTATCCATTACACTCATGAGGATTTGTTGAGCAACCATTTGAAGATTTTGATTATCAAGAGTAGCATTCGCGTCTGGAGATGAAACAACATAGAAGTTAAAGTTTAATTCGTCTTTGACTTCGTTAAGAGCAATTGCTCCGAACTTAATAACTGTTTCATTAAACTCTCCAGTGAGAATACGACAAGCCCAGTATTCACCTTCATCTTCAGGTAAAACTAGCTCATAATCCGTACCTTCAATCATTCGTCTTCCTCAATATCAACATGTGCTTTACCACCAATCTTATATGCTTCTTTTAGATAGTTAGCAAAGTCAGTTTCTTCAAAGATCGGTTGCCAGAACTCTTGTTCTAGAGTTTGGGCTTCTCGTACTTTTGGTTCAAGTAATTCGCCAGTCTCTCGGCTAACCCGGCAATACCAACCATTCGACGGCTTAACCACATATTGACCTTGGAGAGCAACCTCAAGAAGACCAGACCACTTCTGTACTCCACCTTCCCAGCTAACACTAATGGGAATCTTAGACTTTTCTTTAACATAACGCGATTTCTCCACATTAATCACGAAGTCATAACCTGTGACTTCTGTACCCTTTTTATTTTGTCTACGTCCAAGAATCCAAATGTTATCAGCTGAATAGTAAATACCAGTACCACCTGACACAATTGCTTTAGGGAATAGACCAATCTCTTGATATGTATGGTTCACCGCAATCAATGGAATATTCTTCATAGCGAGATAGGGTGTTGTCATACGGAACAAACCTTTAAGTGCTTTTGCTCTTGACATATCAGCAACTGACTTTTCATTAATAGCGTCGTCTAATTCTTTCTTCGAAGCCAAGTTACCGACCGAGTCAATGATCACCACGACCTTATCGTTTCGATCTAGCCCTTCAAACTGCGAAACAATATCAAACTTGAGTTCTTCTACGTTCGTAATTGGTGTATGAAGAACACGACTTGTATCAATACCAAATTGCTCAAAGTAATTCTGTGGTGAACCAAATTCTGAATCATAGAAAAGAAGTACTGCGTCATCGTACTTTTTCAGATAAGCACTCGCCATAATCAGAGCGAATGAAGTCTTAAAGTGTTTAGACGGACCAGCTAATACGGTCAAGCCAGGAGCAAGACCACCGTCAACAGTACCTGACAATGCGACATTCATCATTGGCACGTCAGTTGGAATCATATCTTTTTCTGTAAAGAACTTCGATTCTGATAGAACTTCGGTAGTCTTTACCTTTGAGTTCTTTTTCAATTTATCCATAATAGACATTAATTTTTATCTCCTTGTAACTTACTATATTATTATATCATAAACGTGTCGAGTTGTACACTACTTTTATCGTACTTGTATGTCTGAGATTTGTTGTCTTGAACAAGAAAATCTGTCTCAATGAGTTGGTTGTCTAGACGTCCTTCAACAAACTTAAAGACGTGTTCTGCCATGTCCTGAGCAGTAGTTACCGGTACGTTCTGACAGATGTGGTTGATATTTTTACGACCGCCTTGAAGAATAAAATCATTCGGCATCTTCATGAGTGACAAACACTCTCTAATAGTCAAGAAGCGATCCTCATCTGGATGAGTGAGTAGAATAGGTCGATGGCCAACAAAGGCGCCAATGTGATCTTTTGGAATCTCAATATGGTGCCACATGATATTACCGCCTGAAGCCAACTTGTCGAATTTACGACGACACTTAGCTGCATCTCTCTCAAATCCGTTAGCGTCCATCCAGTCAGCAGCTTTCAGAAGTGAGCCATTTTGATAGATCCATTCTAATGGATTCGTTGTTGTCTCGATACTAGAAGCGAATTCCTTATGAGTCTTATTTAACAATTGAAGAACATAAGCGTAGTATGGATTCTTCGATGGTGTCGACTCATTAGCGAGAATGTCCATTGGATCGTCTGGATTGCGTCCAACTGATCGGATAGCGTCCTCGATTTTTTGGTGCTTACGATTTATATATTCAAAAACTGGAACTTTTTCGCCTTTCCAGAAAAAATAAAATGTACGGTCTCTTACTTGAGAAAGCCCGTGGATGAGGCTTTTTGTTTTAAATATTGAAAAAGTGTATCCGTATTTCTTTCCAATTTCTCGTAGATCTTTGACAATAGGTTCTCCCATCTTGCTAGCCAGTCTCGGTGCGTTTTCACCCCAAAAAACTTTGGGCGAGAGAGTACCCAGTATGTGCTCAGCGCTAGTACGCATCCAATCATTAGTAGTAGATTCAGAATTACTTGTAGGACTAAGACTAGACAGGCCAGCACATGGACAAACAGTGTTAACAATATCAACAGACTCAACATCAGGAAACTGATTGTCTTTGATAAGATGATAGGGAACTTCGTTTTTATAATACTCCAATAGGTGTCTGTCATTATTTTCAAATCCTTCATATGATAAAATGTACTCAGGACGTTTCCCAAGTACATTCTGCATGGCAATCGTTTCACCACCAATGAGTGGCACAATACTCGCAAAACTAGGCATATTTTACTTTCTGTTTAATTTGATTTGATTCAAATATTGTTTTACGTCTACTTGCGGATCCCAGCCGAGAGCTTTCATATCACTGATATCTGCTGTGTTATCTTGTGCTTCACAAGCATCACCGCACTGTACTGGAAGATCCGTGTATCCTGCGATCTTACCGAGTTCTGATACCACATCACCTTTACCGGTGCCGATGTCGTAAGCGGGTTTGAGTAAACGAATATCACTATTCATGAGTAGTATAATAGCGTCTACTACGTCATCTACATGAACGAAGTCGCGTACGTGATTTGTCAGATACTTGATATTACCACTCGCTAATCGACCAATGAGCATCGTGTCTCGTGCACCCTCACCGTATACGGTCGTAAATCGAAGACCGACTTGCTTATCGTACGCGGTCTCTTCATTTACCTTCTTGCTAATACCGTATGGCGATAACCACCACTGATGAATACAAGAAGAAGACGCGTACAAGAGAGGCACATTATTGTAGTAACAATGTTTTTGAATACGAGTAGTATTAGTTACGTTATTATCCCAGTACTTTTGTGGCTCTTCAATAGAGGCTCTTACGTCTGCCCACGCGGCAAGGTGCACTACGTAGTCTGCACCGGCTAATTCAAATTCTTCTATTGGTTTATCAACTCGAAGATCCCATTCAGTGATCTCATGACCGTCTCTTTTGAGTCTCTCTTTTAAGTGGCCACCGATAAAACCACGTGATCCAGTAATCGCTACCTTCATACCAAATTCTCCTGAATAAATTTCTCTGCAGTCGACATAGCAGAGTTAATTGCTTGGTGCATGTCTATGTATACGTACATTCCACATCTACCAATAAAAGTCATATTTGGATTTACCATCTGTTTATATTTTTCATATGTTTCGCGATTTTTACCGTCAATGTCTTTAACAGGATAGTATCTCTCTTTGTCGTTCTCACGATAGTCACAAGGCTGTTCATACGTTAGAGTCGTGTAGCGCGGATTCGTGCCGTGCGCTGGCAAGTTCTTCCATTCTGTTACTCTCGTGTATGGTCCATCATGTGTAAAGTTAACTGTACCTGTCGGTAATAGCTTAGGAATTGGTAGTGTGACATTATAAAACTTGATAGAACGATACGGTAGTTCGCCATGACGATAATCAAAATAC